ATGTATTAAATATCGGCCTTAGCTCTCCGATCTCGCACGGCAAAACTTCCGCAAGCCCGTGCCTATTTTTGGCGTCGTAGGCGGCAGTGTGCGATGTATGCAGTTTCCGCTCTTTGCCGCCGACCCCCTTGCCCTTTCCTCCCTGCTCAATCACCTTAGTCTGGAAATTCAGAAACAGGATGGCGTCGGCCCACTCTTTCACGAGCGGAGACACCTGTTTCGACATTTTGAGCTCGTATCGGTCATGCTCGCCCGCCAGATCCGGCGCGGCAAATCGAACCACCCTGCTATGAGCCAAAAGCACGACGTGCTTTCCGCCCCTCACGACTCCGTCCAAGGCAGTAAGGAGCCGACCAAATTCCTCCGCCACCATGACCCAGCCCTTGCCATACCCGAAATCCTCAATGCTCTTTTTAGACCCATTTTGGAGCACCGAGACGACTGCAAGCCGTTCGGCCCAATCGGCCGTATCGAGTACCAATGTGCCAAACTCCGGCATCCGGTGGATTTCGGAGACGGCACCCAATAGAGTGCTCCAGTCCCTGACCTCGACTCTGGCAACGTCGAGTTGCGCCGTCGATCCCTCGGTGTCGATGAACACCGGCTTCGGCATCTGGCTTGCCAGCGTCGACTTGCCGACGCCTTCCGGGCCGTAGAGAACCAACTTCTGGGGCCGTGGTTGTGGGCCCCGCTTGATTTCAATTTTCATTTTGATGTGTTTCTGTTTTTGTGAGCACCGGGACTTGCTCAATTGCCCGACTACGGTTTCGCGCCTCGATGGCGCACGATTCCAAAACCTGCCAATAATTCGTCGACCCGTTCCGGCGGCGCCGCTCCTTCTGGCCAACTAGATACATCTGATAGATGATGCTGTTTTTGCCATTACTGATCCGGTACATTTTAACTCCGTGCCCAAAATCAAGCGGGAAAATTATCCCGTCAGGGGGCGGCTTGTGTGTTACAACCGGCACCCCTTTTTGCCTTCCGGTATTCCACAGCTTTGCACCTGACCGCAACCCCGCGTATGTCGGAGTGTATCCGACTTTAACAAGCGCATCTTTTAATTCATCCGGAGGCACGTCAACGTCACCTCGCCTTTCAAGCCACTTCCTCCATGGGTCTGGATCCGCGTCGCCGCCGATTCCCTCCGAGAATCGATCCCACCAGACGATCCGGCCAACCCACGGCTGTATGTGTGGATCAAGCTTTTCGATTTCTTTTATAATTTCCGCAACCGGAAGACCTCTGAGCTTCCAATGCGTCAGCATTGATTCGGATCTTTTGCGCGGCATTACAGGCCCCTCCTCATCCACCAAACCGAAATTGCCATTCCGATGCCGATTAAGATTCCGGCCAGCGTCAAACGTTCGTCGCGAGTCATTCCACTACCTCCTCGCCGTTCTTTAATTTTTCGAGAATCCACTCTGCCTCAGCCCGCGCTTCATCCTCAGACGGTTGCCATCCAAAAAAAAGGCTTCCGTTAAAGTCAAACATCCACTTGTAAAGCCTAGACCCGACGTGCTCGATCGTGATCATTCCCCTGCCTCCTCTCCAAAAATCCCGAGTTCCCTCCACCGCTCGAGCCGTTGCTGGCGCTCGCGCTGATCAAGCCAGCAGCAGGCTTGGTACAGCGCCCGAGATAATGCGACACCGCACAGGCTGCCCATTACAAACACCGTGAGCACGTCGCCACCTGAGAGCATCAGGATGGTGCTCACAGTCCAGCCTCCATCAGTATACCTTTGGTTAGCTGATCCTCTGATACAACCTTGAGAGCTGGACGTCCGCTTTCATTGTGTCCGAGATAATAAACCGATGACTCTTCTGCGGCTAACGCCTCCAGCGCGTCTGCTCTGGATTTATATACTTCTGGATGTTGGCCGATGCTATACTTGGCGTTTTCTTTTCCGTAATAAAACCGCTTGCGTGCAATGTAGAACATATTCGTGTGTTTTTGGTTTTGCGTAGCGAACCGCTACCGTCAACCCCCGGAGGGCCGGGGGCTGATGGTGGTGGTCTAAAAACTCAAAGAGCGAATGCTGTTTTCCACGCACTCCTCACACCACGCCCCCTCGTTCAAATCCGTTATTTTGAAAACTTTTTTACAACCCCTGCAGTTGCATTGAATATTTCTCATCCATGCATCTTTCCCGCTTGCCAGTTGAGCGATCCCAATTGGAATGATGTCATTTGTTCCCCGATTGAGCTTGACGAATCTTTCTCCGGTTGATGACCGGAGAATGCGAACTCCCTTGGAAACGTTGAAGGCAAACTTTTCTGGGGCAGGATGTGTTGTGTTCATTGTGTGTTTTTGGTTTTGCCGTCGGCGTGATTGCCGCTGGTGATTGCAGTTCTATACTGCCCGCGTTCGGGTTCCAGAAAAAAATGCAGAAAAATTTTAGCCCCATAGAAATTCTCTGCTTTCAATCCGACTACTCTTCTGCTCCCGCGAATTCCGCAGGCTCGTCTGCAGCAGAAAGTTCGAAGGCGTGGTGCTCCGTTACGTCATCAATCCACTGCACCCTGTATCCTATGCCGTCCGCGCCGAAAATAATTGCGACAACCTGCCCGACAGTTTTTGGCCTGAGCCTCCGCCTGACAAACTGCGCTATCTCGAAAGCGACTGCATCAGTTCGAAAGTCCATCTTTCAACTTATAGTGCGGAATTAAACACATGTTTAAAAATGTTCTCCGCTTAAATTTTTTCGTCTCTAACAACCCGAGGCGTCCTAGTCTTGAAATAATGCGATTCGATTGTACCTCGCATTTGCCAGTCGCCTTTTGGAAATCTGCGCGACTCCACCACCCCTCCGGAATCTCGTCACCTTGAGCGGTTAACGAACGGAGAATTTTTTGCAGGTTCTCGTTTAGATGGGAATTCTCCATTCGGCTCCTCTTGGGTTTTCGTGCAACCATAAAACCGCTTTGTCGTCTGCTATCTCTCCCCACACAAATCCCTGTGACCATGCCAGCGTTGCGCGCCTGCGTGCGGCATAGTCCATGTTTTCCACTTGCGTCAGCGTGCCAGTGCACCATCCAGTTGGATTGCCTGATGTGCGCCCTTTAGCAACGCCTGCGCGATGCGTGTGAGCATGCACAACCATTCCAAAAGATTCCGCATGGTCGCGAATTGCATTTTCGCCAAAAAACACTCCGTGCATTGCCCGCACCGGCCCGAGCCGAACCTCTTGCCACACCCCAGTGTATTCGTGCAGCGATGCTTTGAGGCGCTTGCACTTTTGCTGTATTCCGCGCACGACTTCATCCGCACACGCCGCGATAATTGCAGAATTGGAAAACCGCAAATCGAAAACCCTCTGCTCATGATTCCCACAAAGCACATGCGTGCATTCCATCTGCTCTAAAAACCGCAAGCCTGCGTCGACGTCTGGCGCAATTGGTTCGGATTCATCGGTGCTGCCTTTTGCTCCACTGCGGAATGCCGCTGTGTCCATGAAATCTCCGAGATGCACAGAGTAATTTGGACGCCACGCCTTGCGGAATTTCAAGACCGCTTCAATCGCTGTCGGATCCGCATGCACCCCGTGAGAGCATCCGACGAACATCGCCCGCTTCCATACTCTCGTTATATTCGCCATTTTTTTTAGCAAATAGGCAGCCCTGCCTTCATTCTGCGGTGCGCCTCTGCGAATACCTCTGCCGAAGACATAGCCGTCGCCCATTTTGGCCTTAGTTGGAAGTGCGGTTCGTCAACTGGAGATTTCCAAAACCCGCCCCATTCAAGCCTGAGTCGCGTTCCGATTTCACCAGCAATTGCGTATTTCGGGGAATTGTCGAGATACGCCTTCCCTTCAAAGATGCCGATGTCAAAAGCGAGTCCGTAATTGTGCCACGACTGACCTCCTCGCGCGTTTGTTACGATGTCGCCCGGATGCTGCCTGCCTTTTGCATAAAGCGCATCCTGCTCTGCAAATGTCCGCAATCCGCAAATGATTTTTGCGCCAAGCCCCTTCTGCGCACACTCTTTCAGGAATGCGCGTGCGATAGCCTGTAAAGGCGGCTGCAGCCCTGCGATGTTTTTCTCACTACGTTCATCCGCAATCCAGCGCGGAGAATCGTTTTTTGGAGACACTGCAGCACCGCAGATCCGTTGAT